TTTTGCGGGTATGATGTAATGGTAGCCTGAGGCTCTTCCACAGCCTATGTGCCGGTTCAATCCCGGCTACCCGCTCCAATTTAACTGGGGATTTGCATAACGGTAGTGCCGACGCCTTTGGAGCGTCAGGAGTGGGTTCAATTCCCTCATCCCCTGCCATTTTGATCATTGGTGTATAGAATTAAAGCACGCTACCTATTCGCTGGTAGAGGAGACTGAAGTTGACGAGATAGACATTTGGAACAGTGTGAAATCCTCGTATATTCGCAAGTCATGGTCATCCAATTTCACAAACACCCGATTGGAGGATTCCTTAAGGGTTTGGGCGCATGTGCCGCATTGCTTTTTAGCGTATAATAGCACGGTTTGTGAACGTTTTTATTTGACGTACACTATATATTGGTGTATGTTAATTACATCAAACGATGTCAACAATTTAATCGGGGTATGTGGCTACACGGGTGTAGCACTTGCTTTGCAAGCAAGTTAAATATTGGCGTTCAACTCGCCCATACTCCACCAAACTTAATTTGAGTATCTAGTCGTTTTTGACTCCACACTTCTATTTATTAGTATGAATACATTAAAAATAAAGTGTAACGGATGTAATATTGAATTCTTAAAGAATAAAAACGAGTATGATAGACAATTAAGAAATGGAAATAATAATTTTTATTGTTCTTCTAAATGTTGTGGAAAATATACATCGAATGCTCGTATAAAACATTCTAATATTGAAAGAGAATGTTTGTATTGTAAATCTAAATTTGTATCTACAACACATAAACGATATAAAAAATGTTGTAATAAATTATGTGCAAAGAAGTATGCTCAGTCGTTTGTAAATCCACAAATAATTTCAACCTCATTAAAAAATTATAATAAAAATATTAAAGTAAAAAAATATTCGGAATGTTTGATTTGTTTGAATAAATTCCAATATAAATGGAATAAAAAAACTTGTTCGGAAAAATGTTTTAGAAAATTAATATCAGTTAATTCAACCAAAAATCCTAATTGTGGTGGTGAGACTAACTTTAAAAAATATAAATATAATAATATTTGGATGGATTCAAGCTGGGAAGTTAATATTGCAAAATGGTTAGATATTAATAATATTAAATGGATACGAGATAGAAAAATTAATTTTATATGGACTGATGTTGATGGGAGAAAAAGAAGATATTATCCCGATTTTTATTTACCTGAACACAATTTGTATTTAGATCCAAAAAACAAATATAAACTTGAAAAAGACAGAGACAAAATATCAAGAGTTATTTCTGAAAATAATATAAAATTGATATATGGTCTTGAAGAAAATGTAATTTGTGAATTAAAAAATTGTATTTCTAAAAAATCAACTATATATTAATGTTCAGAGAGCGCGGGTATGATGTAGTGGTAGCCTGCAACTTTGCCAAAGTTGATGTGAGAATTCGATTTTCTCTACCCGCTCCACTTTTAGAAAATTCTTATATATTTATAAGAATGGAAACAAATAAGAAACTAAATGACTTAAAAAATAAATTGAGTCAATTACAAGATGAGTTGGAAACAAAAGATAATAATCCAATTGAATCTAATAGAATTCGTCGTGAAATATCAATTCTTATTAAAGATATTAAAAGAGAAGAATTAAACCAACCTGTTTCAGTTGAAAGAGGCAAAGAATTATTTGCTAATATGAGACGAGAACTTGGTTTGGATGAAACAATATCTTATAGACAATTTTTTGATCTTTAACATTTTATGGGCATATACTGGTCTCGATTTAAGATATTTGACTAGTTAGGCGTGTAGAGGATGATAGTTGGCCTCTTAAAATTTCTATCGAAACATTAACTGCTGAAGATAATGTAATTAGCTATAACTTCACCTCCCGTGATGCAGTAGCATTGGCAGCCTAATCGGCTGCACATTCAATATAATGATGTCTGATAATTATGTTGGGTGTAAAATATCAGGCTATATCAACAATTTGATTTGCGTTGTTGATTGAGTATTTTGTAAATCTTTAGAACAATTAGTTTTGACATTTAATATAATTGTTCTTAACAACTAAAAAATGTATACACACGTAGGCTGATTATGATAGTGTTTTAAAGACAAGGGTTCGACTCCCTTTATGTCCACCAATTTGGTGAAATAGTAAATCAAACAATAAAATATAATATATATGACAAAACAAGAAGCAGAAAAGAAAGTGTATGAATTGACAGAAAAGTTAATCTTTGTAAAGAAAGATTTCAAGGATGTAGCTGCTGGTTATAAAGAGAAGATGAAAGAGATTGAATCTGAAATTAAAGCAATTGTTGAAGAAACTAGTGCAATTCCTCTAGCATCATCTAAAGATATTGATGGTGATGATGAATGATTTAATTTATGACTGGTTATCATAAATTTTTAAATAAAACCAAACATTAACAATTAAACTATAAATTAATATGTCTAAAAAGACTACTAAGAAAGAACATAGTGTAGTAGATAACAACAGTAATACAGAACAAAAGTGTTATGTAGTTACTCGTAGTGGGTTGAGAGTCAGTGAATTGGTATATACCAATAAAAATGATGCAAAAACTGAGTATGATCATTGGTTCGGAATTCTTAAAAAATGGCCCGATGGTACAAAAATAGAACTAGTAGAGTATAACGAAACTAAACACAAGGTTTCCTAATATAATGACTATAAGTTTAATTAAACGCTATTAAAGTTATTTTAATAGCGTTTTTTTGTTTTTTGTAACATTACTTTTGATATTTATATTTGTATGCCAAAAGCATCCAGATATAAATTATACACGTTACCTTGTAATTTTAATGAAATGAATAAATTCATTGAAATTAATAAAATTCAAATGATGGAACATGTCGTTTCTTCAATTGAATATGCAATTAATAAAAAATTAAATTTCGTCGAGGTTTTTAATTTTAAAAATTCAGATTTTGTTGTTACATTACCGATAAGTCAATTCAAAGAAAATTTGGAAAATGTATACACTTATTATATTGAAAGGGAACACTATGAATTGTGTATAAGGGTTAAATCAGTTGAAAATAAATTAAATTCAATTTTAGATAAAATTACTCATGAAAAAAAAGAAAAATCTTCAAAAAGGAAAAAATGACATTTCACATAATCCCTCAATTAATGAATATCATAGTAATGAACCAAAAAGTGATACAAGTCCAGTTGTATATCAAAGAACAAAATTAAAACATGAGTTATCAATATTTGAACGAGAACTAACAGAAAAACAAAAAGAATTTATAAATATATCATTAAGTAAAGATACAAAAATGATGTTTATTAGTGGTCCCGCAGGGACTAGTAAAACTTATATAAGCATTTACTCTGCTTTAAAATTATTAAATCAAAAGAAAGTAAGTGATTTACTTTATATAAGAAGTGCAGTAGAAAGTGCAGATAGTAAAATCGGATTTTTGCCAGGTGAGGCAGATGAAAAAATGGCTCCATATATTCAACCATTATTGGAAAAATTATCCGAATTGTTACCAAAAAGAGATATAGAAATATTACAAAAAGAAGATCGTTTAGACAGTATTCCACTTGGATTTTTGAGAGGATTGAATTGGAATGCTAAATGTATTATTGCTGATGAAGCTCAAAATATGACTACTAAAGAATTAACTACTTTAATTACAAGAGTAGGAGAATTTAGTAAAATATTTATATTAGGAGATCCTGACCAAAGTGATATTAATGGAAAAAGCGGATTTTTAAAAATAATGAATGCTTTTGATGATGATGAAAGTAAACAAAACGGTATTTATACATTTAAATTTACTGAAGAAGACATAGTTAGAAGTGGTTTAGTAAAATATATTGTTAAAAAATTAAAAAAATGTTAAACTATAATGATATATATATCTATTAAATATATATGTCCAATAGTAAGAAAATTACTGATCTAGCTTCTTATACAGATTCACAAGTTCAATCAAATGACTTGTTGTTTATTACTGATATTGCAGCTCAAGAAACAAAAAAAATTACAGCAATTGATGTTGCGGATTATGTAATTAGTGCAAAATCCTCTTCAATTTATAATGGTAATTATACAGGAAGTTTTTCAGGATCTTTTACTGGCAGTTTATTGGGAACTAGTAGTTGGTCAACTAATGCTTTAACTGCAGCTTATGCTGCTAGTGGAGGTGGTTCGGGTGAATCAAATACTGCAAGTAATATTGGATCTACAGGTATTGGATTATTCAAACAAAAATCTGGTGTAGATTTACAGTTTAAAAATATTAGTGCAGGTTCAAATGTTTCTTTAACAGATGATACAGTAAATAATGTAGTTCAAATTAATTTGACAAGTACTCTCACATCTCCTGGTGGTACAACTGGAAATGTACAATTTAATTCTAATGCGGGAACATTTGGTGGAAATTCAAATTTTTCATGGGATACTACTAATAACAATAAATTAACAGTAGTCGGAAATATATCTTCTACAACTTTTAGTTCTAGCGTAATAAATGCAGTTGGATATTTTGGTACTGCAAGTTTTGCTGTTTCTTCTAATAATGCGATATCGGCCAGTTATTCATTATCATCCAGTTATTCTTTATCATCCAGCAACGCTGTAACAGCGAGTTATGTAAGCACTCCAAATGGTATTTTAAGTGTATATGGTGAAGTTAATAACACTGCAGCAACAACTAATGTTCAGTATCCTACATTTTATTCAGGATCTGGAACAATTTCTAAAACAGTTACACCAAAGACTACAACATCAAAGTTTTTAATTACAATAACGGTTAATATATCTGTTTTTGGTGGATCAGGATATGGATATGGCAGTTTATTTAGAGATTCAACTTTATTAGTAGATAAATTTATTTGGTCTGACGATGGTATTGCTTTTGGAAATACTGTTACATATGTTGATACAGCTACAGATTTATCACCAAGAACATACAACGTGAAATATTCAACTAATGGTGGAGATACAATTTATATTAACAGTTATGCAGGCACGATTACTATGCCATCTACACTTTCAATTTTAGAATTAAATCTTTAAAAATAGACTATGCCAACAACGAGTATAAAAATTAGTCAATTAGATCCAATTGCCAGTTTAACTGGCAGTGATTTTTTTCCTATTGATCAAAGCAGTTCAATAAAGACTTATAGAGCTAGTTTGACACAACTACAAAATTTGTTTTCCACAGGAAGTTTCACGGGATCTTTAACTGGTAGAATTACAGGTACAGGTACTTCTCCACAGTTTGTTGGTACAAGTAGTTGGGCAATTAGTTCAAGTAGATCTATTAGTTCATCATATTCTGATTTGTCAAATAGTAGTAGTTATGCATTAAGTTCGTCTAGAGCAACAACTGCAAGTTATGCATTAAATTCTAATGCAGGAGATATATCCGGAGCTGGTACTACTAATTATATACCTATCTGGACATCAAATAAAACTCTCGGAGATTCGACTATATATTATGGAACTCCAATAGTTGGTTATCCTGGAAATGTTTCTACCGATAATTTTTATGTTCAAAAAAATAGTCCATTTATTTATATTACTGGTTCTGGACAAGGTAGTTTAAGTGTGGTTTCCTCTTATAATTCCGCTTTATTATTAGGAAGTGCTACTACTTCATCAGATGCACATGTATTTATAGTTGGTGCTGATGGTGGAATGCCAGGTACAGATGCTAGAGGTATATTTGATTGGACTAGTAATAGTGGTTCTAATAATTTTTCTTCAAGACAATCAAATGATCCTGGTTCTGGAATTGTAAGATTACTTCGTATTAAATCAAATGGATGGTATTTTTGGCCATTGTATGGTGCTCAAAGTTTATCAAGAGACGGCACAGTAAATATTGGCGTGGATTCTGCAACAGAAAATCATGACACAAGATTAAAAATATTTGTATTTAGTGGAAGTAGTGTAAGTAATCCAGTTGTAAATCATTTAGGCAAAGCAATTGAAGTAACATATGGTAGTGGTTCTGAAAGTACTACATTTTGTGTCAGTAGTAGTGGAAAAACTTATATCGGAGGTAAGTTAGAAATTAACGGTGGCGTTCAATTAAAAACGGACACTAATTATTCTTCAATTACTTCTTTGGGGGATAATATTAATGTTAATGCTGAAAATTATACCACAAAATTTATTGATCTTGGAAATCATGGAACGGCTTCTATAACAATGAGTAGAGGAAGTCAATTAAATGTAATTGTAAATCAAGCCGCATCATCAGATTATACTGCAAGTTTGTTTTTCACAGGTTCATATATTAGCAGTAGTGGTCAAACATTTAATTGTCCAATAGTTTGGAGAAATGGAACACAACCATCAATTACATCAGGCGCAGCCAATAAAGCTGACTTCTTTACATTTGTAGCAGTAAATACTCATAACAATGGGCCAAAAGGAAGTGGAGCACCAAATAATACAGTAATTTATGGTACAGTAGTTCAAAACATTTATTAATTATGACACCATTTGCTTTTTGGAATACAGGCAGTAGTTCAGGTGGAGGTGGAGGTGGTGGCGGCGGAGGTATAACGTGTTATGTAATAGCTTCTACTCAAACATCTCCGTGGAATCCAACTACAGTAAGAAATGATTTGCATACAAAAATTGATGCCGAAAGTGGATTGACTACTGATCAAAAAACTGCAATGAAACAAGTAGTAACTTCTTATGTCAGCAATACTACGATAAATGCTACTGTAGTTTATAGAACTGTTAATAGTGTTTCATATGATGTTACAATAGAATCATTGCCGTTGGATGAATCCGCTATAGTAGCATATCCATCCAGTTGTTATCCATAATATAAAAAATTAATTACATAATAATTTCATATATAAAAATATATGAATAAAATTTTTGTTCAAATTGCAAGTTATAGAGATCCTGAGTTAATTCCTACAATTTTAGATTTGATTAATAAAGCTAAAAATCCAGATTCTTTACGGATTGTTGTTGCATGGCAACATGATGATAATGAAACATTGGAACCTATTAAACATTTAATAGAATATATTGATATTCCATATGTTGAAAGTAAAGGTGTTTGTTGGGCAAGAAATTTAATTCAACAAAAATATAACGATGAAGAATATACACTTCAATTAGATTCACACCACAGATTTATTCAAAATTGGGATGAAGAGTTATTAAACATGTATACTCAATGTAAAGAGATGGGAAGTGATAAACCATTAATTACTGGTTATTTACCACATTTTGATCCTGATAAAGAAGAATATTTACAAGAAGTTTGGAAAATGAATGTAGAAAAATTCATGGATGAAGGACCATTATTTTTTATTCCGGAACCAATAAATCAAAATTTTGACAAACCAATTCCTTCAAGATTTTATAGTGGACATTTTGCTTTTGCAGACGGTGATTTTTGTAAATTTGTACAACACGATCCGAATTATTATTTTTATGGAGAAGAAACAAATACTACAGTACGAGCTTATACACATGGGTATGATTTATATCAT